AGAAGAAGAGAAGCTAAAGCAAGCTGAACGGGATAAGAGGACAGCAGAGGCTGCAGAAGCAGCAGCGGTACAGGCTCCCCCTAAAGTTAAAGGCTACGGGACTAAGGAGGAGTTTGAGTTTGACATACCAGATCTAGGGAACGTACCCTCACAGTTTGCAAATATAATCTTGACCGTAGATGAGAAGATGGTTAAGGACTTACTCAAGAAAGGGAAGATAACAGAGAAGAACGGTAAGGGCTGGATTACATTTGAGAAGGTAGAGAAAACTAAACGTACTCGCTAGGAGGGAAGAACATGCCTACAGGATATACAATCTGTATAAAGGATGGGGTCAGTTTTGAAACATTTGCTCTTAGATGTGCTAGGAACTTTGGGGCATTAATTGAGATGAGAGATGAAGATTTTGATGCACCAATTCCCAAAGAGTTTAAACCTACTCCATATCATCAGGAGGAAATTAAAAAGGCTGAAGAGGTTATAAAAAAACTTGAAAAGATTACAGCTAAAGAAGCCGACATAGCAGCCTTAAAAAAATATACGGATAAGCTACAAGAAAGGAAAAAAGAATTAACAAAAAATAAACTCATTATAAAAAGGTATCAATCTATGCTAGAGGAGGCGGGGGCCTGGACTCCTCCCACAGAAGAACATCAAGGCTTAAAAACCTTTATGATTAATCAATTAAGAGAGTCTATAGAGTTTGACGGTTTGGAAAATTACTATAAAAAACATCCAGTTATAGAAGAGAAAGGGCATCAATGGAGGGAAGAAGGATTATTAAAAGCAGAGAAGGATATTGAGTACCACACTATAGAAGACTTGAAAGAAATAGAAAGGTGTGCAGGAAGGACAAGGTGGGTGAAGGAACTTTTATCTAGTTTAAAATAACAAAGGAGGAAGTATGCCAAAGAAATTCAGAATAACCTGTAAGGCTTCAGCGTCTGTACCGCTGAAGAAGTTAAAGGCCTTCCCTGGTAATCCAAAAGATTTAACAGAGGAGGAAGAAGGGAAGCTGGCTAATGAGATATTAGTTAGCGGGTTCTGTAAGAGCCTTAGCGTTTGGACAGCAGAGGATAACAAGATGTATGTACTGGACGGGAACCAGAGGCTTAAAGTAAAGTTTTAAAGAGCTTGGCAAAGAAAAACCTGCTGGGGGATAGTCCAGACATCCCGGTAGAGGTAGTAACGGCTAACAGCTGGGAAGAGGCTACAAGGGTTTCTTTATCCTTAATCAGCCAGCATGGAAGGATCAACGCTAAGAAACTTGCCAAGTTTGTAGACGGGGCGAATATGTCCTTAGATAAGGCTCAGACGGTCTTTAGCTTTCCAGACTACACCTTTACCGAGGAAGGAGCCGGAGGGGATTCTGGGGGTACTACAAGCCCAAATACAAGCACTTGGAAAGGGGCTAAGATAGTTACCTGCCCTAAATGTCAAACTCAGTTCAAACAGAAGGATCATCAGGAATCTAACCCTGATGAAAAAGCTATTTGGGTAGACGAAAAATAATAAATGCTGGTTAGGCGGGTTGATACCCGCAAGACGGACAAGGCTTTGGCTATGCTCTGCGCCATAAGGTGCATCTTAGGTGGGTAGCGAGTGGTCTTTAAGTCAGGTCGTGCGGGAAAGGTGAGTTGCAACTATAAAGCCGAGTACCCTACAATCCTGCACCAGCAACTAATTTAAGGTGGTCTTTGTGCGGGTAGTCCATGCCTGGGAATGGACGTAGCAAGGGTAGACTCTTTGCGGAAATCGAGCCTAGCATAAGGGGTAAGTTGACAGGCAAGCCACCTTTTAAGTTTACAAGCTTTAGAACTTTGATATACTAATCAAGCCTGATAAGAAGGGCAAAGAGAAGACACCAGAAATCCGGTTTTAAGCTCCTGTCAGGGGCGGTAGAAGCTTTACAACGCCCTACCCCTCTGGCTCTGGTGTCCGGGGTTCTTATCCCCTGGCAGGTGCTTAGGATCGGATTTTTTTATTAGAGGTGATCAGCATGGAAGACAGACAGAATATTGAGATTGAAGCAGACGGGTTTATGATGTTCCCTAGAGGGCTTGCAAGGGATCAGACGGTATCAGCAGAGGCAAAAGCTTTGTATGCAATCATGGGGTCATTTGGGCCTGAATCAAGGGCTTCTATAGCCTCACAGTGTAGCCGTCTAGGTAAGTCTGACAAGTGGGTTAGGAAGTATCAGAAAGAATTAAGGGAAACAGGCTGGCTCTTTCTAAAGAAAGAAGCAAAGAATAATAATCCTAGAGAGTGGTTTCTACCCATGACTAAGAACTCAAGGCCTAAACCTAAAGAGGGTGATTTATTAGAGGGGTTGAACTCTGGGGCATCCCCTGAAGTTCCATCCAAGTTAGATAAGAATAAGCATATAGATAAAGATATTAATATTACTCAAAGGCCTAAGAACAAAGAGTACGTAGAGGCCTTCTTTAATAAATATAAAGATAAGCACGGAATAGAACCAAAGCCTCCCGCCTATGCATATATAAATCTTGCAAAATTCCTGAAGAAAGATCCTCCCAACCTTGAAGAATGGTGTAGAAGACTGGATAATTATTTTACTGATCCTTGGATGAACAGTCACACACTACCAGGATTCATGCAGAGTTGGGATAAGTGGGTAGTGAAGAGGGAGGAAGGTTTTAACCAGCCAGAAGAAAAAAACAACCAGTATTGCAATCATGTATTAGATACAACTAAGGCTTTTATTAGGATAACCCCAAGGCTAGTAAAGGGAGTCTGTAGGTCTTGTGGGATCAAAGTAACTACGGAGCATATAGAATGAGTAACTCAGGGATGATATTACATGGTAGAGGAGTAAGTAAGATACAGGCCATAGAAGCAGAGGAGTGCATCATAGCATCGATCCTTATGGATAATTCTGTACTACATGACTGCACCTTAGAACCTTCAGATTTCTTTAATAGTTTTTATAGGGAATGTTTTAACGTACTTTCAAAAGGGTTTGCAGCTGGGAAAACTATGGATCTTGTAATGTTATCAAGTGAAGTAGGAGAACATCTTAAGCTTTCCCAGATTACAGATCAGGTCTTTACTGTAGGTCAGTTTGATAAATATGTAGGGTTGGTAAAGAATGCTTCTATCCTCAGACATTTAAAAGAAGTAACCCTGGATATAAATATTATGATTGAACAAGGGAAGACACCGGATGAAATCTTGGAGAAGGTGGAAGAGGATGTAACCTCAATAAATCAGGACAAGCAGAGGCAAGGGTTTAAAAGGATTAGAGATAGCGTAGATGATCACTTGCACGAAGTTAAACACATCCACACTACAAAACAACCTTTAGGTATAGCCTCAGGATTCAACGCTATAGATAAGAGAACAGGGGGGCTAGCTCCGGGTAAGTTCTATGTAATTGCAGCAAGGCCAGCGGTAGGGAAAACAACCTTAGCTTTAAACATAGGACTTAACGTAGCTGAAGAAGGAAACCCTGTAGGGATCTTGTCACTTGAGATGATGGAAAAAGAATTGCTTACAAGAATGATCTGCTCTAGGGCAATGGTAGACAGCTTGAATATTATTAACGGTAGATGCACCGATGATGAAATAAAAAAGTATAGACTAGCAGCAAGGAAGATACAGACCCTACCCCTATACATAAGGGATGATGGAAGAACCACACTAACCCAGCTCAAAGCTTCAGCAAGAGGACTGGTACACAAGAATAAGATTAAGCTTTTGATAGTTGATTACATCCAGCTTATGAAGACAGGGGATAGCAGACAGTCCAGGTATGACCAAGTAACAGAGATCAGCAGAGAACTTAAATCCACAGCAAAATCTTTATCTATCCCTATAATAGCAGTAGCTTCTTTATCAAGGGAAAGCGAGAAGGCAAACAACAGACGGCCTAAGATGTCTGATATCAGAATGAGTGGGGATATAGAATATGATGCAGACGTAATTATCTTCCAGCATATAGAAAAGAATCAGGATGAAACGCAGGAGCTTATCTTTGCAAAGAACAGAGGAGGCCCGGTAGGGTTTTCTAACTTAGATTTCTATAAGCAGTTTAACTTACTGCAAGAACCTAGAACTGATTCAGAGGAGGAGTAGTGAAGCCATACTATCAAGATGAAAAATCCAAAATATATTTAGGAAATTGTATGGATATTATAGAAGATATTAATACTTTTGATGTTGTAGTGACCTCCCCCCCGTATAATTTAAATAAGTCTTATTCAGGTGGAGGAAAAACAGAAATTTGTGAAAAGATGCAGAAGAAATACGGCGCCTGGTATCCAGATGAATTAGATGAAATGGAATATCAGAAACAACAAATTAAAGTTTTAAAAATGCTTGTCGGAAAATGTACTGGATCAGTTTTTTATAATCATAAAATAAGATATGCTTGGCATAGTAGAAATAAAACAAGGGTTCCAGCAAATTGTTATCATCCTTGGGATTGGGTTAAAAATTTTGAAGTATGGTCTGAAATAATTTGGAATAGAATGATCCCAGATAAACCTAATGGAAGGTTTTTGAATCAGCATGAATTTATATATCAAATTGGAAAACCAAAAATAAATAAATCAAAAGGCTCTAATATTTGGAACATCCCCCCAGATCATAGCGAGCATGTATGTTCTTTCCCTATCGAGATACCCAAAAGATGTATAGTAGCAGCAACAGAAAAAGAGGATATAGTTTTTGATCCATATATGGGATCCGGGACAACACTAAGAGCAGCAAAAGATTTAAATAGAAGGTCTATAGGTATTGAGATAGAGGAAAAATATTGTGAGATAGCAGCTCAAAGATTACAGCAGGAAGTTTTACCACTATAGGAGGGAACATGAACACAAAAGCAATAGACTACCCGCATGGATACTGGGGAAGGGTTTATAGAGTATCAGCTATCCTACAGGACACAAACGAGAAGCTAGACGGAGTAACAGCGTTTAGACTGGCAAGGAATAAGGTAGATGAGATGAACCAGCAGGGAAGGCTTTTCACTATTGAAGAGCTTAGGGAATCTGTGAGGGTTAAGATATGAGTATTGGATCCCACCAGTCAGCTAATAGCAAAACTGATACATGGCTTACTCCTCCTGATTTAACAGCTAGGCTCGGATACTTTGATCTGGATCCCTGCCCTGCTCCTGATCCTAAACCTTTTGAAACTGCTACAGAGTATTGTCAGGACGGATTAAAGGAAGACTGGTTCGGCAGAGTTTGGATGAACCCGCCCTATGGAAATAAGCTGGAGGTATGGCTTAGGAAAATGTCTGAGCATAATGTAGGCATGGCTCTTATCTTTGCTAGAACAGAAACAAAAGCTTTCCAAGAATATGTATTCCCAAAGGCAAGCGGGATCTTGTTTTTTAATGGGAGGCTACACTTCTGGAAACCAAACGGAACAAGAGCAAGAGGCAACGCAGGCGCACCCTCCGTCCTTATAAGCTACGGGATGGAAGATCTGTACAAACTTAAGACGCTTAGTGATTTAGGAAAAGTGGTAAAGCTATGAGGTTAATATGAGAACCTGTAACCAATGCTTTAAGCAGTACGCAATGAACGATACTAAAAATATATGTGATGCACAGATGAACCCCGGCAAGTGTGGAGGGGATATACTACCAAGAACAGGAGGGAAGAGTGGAACCAAACTACAAGCGAAAAAAAGTAATATTGACAATGTCCCAAAAAAGGGATATACCAAGAAAGGTAGCAAGTAAAGAAACAGGGTTAAAGAACAAGGCTAAGGATTTATATTTTGAGAAGCATAGCTGGTCAAGTGATGTAGCGGAGTGTCAGGTATGCGGAAAGATGATGTACAGGAACGAGGCAGACGCTTGCCACATAGAACACAGCAAGCCAGCGAGTAAAGAGAACATCATAGTAGCTCATGGGCTTAACGCTAAGATCAACTGCCACCTATGGGCCAGCCATACAAAGAAGAGCAGAACGGATAAATTCAAAGCCTCAAAGGTAAATGCAATAACGGGAGGAACGGTTCAATGGACAAGAGAACAAAAGGAAGCTCTACAGGAGTACCTAAAAACGCCAGAACTGCCTTAAAAGAAGGTTAGGGCCTCCTAAGCAGGCTAAGAAAACAATAGCAGAGAAGGCGGGAATAGGGATTATGACCTACAACAGAATAGAATTAGGTACTACAGCCTGTACTCTTAAGACCTTGGAGGGTTTAGCCTTGGCTTTAAGTTGTTCACCTGAAGATTTATTGAGGAGGGGAGGATGATCTGCACAGGGGTTATCTATGGAGAGCTTGCGAGTAAGTCAAACTCTAGGATGCTGGTAAAGTTTGGGGACAGACCAGCCATAATCAAGAGCAAGAAGGCAAGGGACTATGAAGCAGACTTTAACAAGCAGGTAAAGAAGGGGGAGCTGATTACTGAGGACATAGTTTTATCAGCGGTTGTCTATTACAAAACAAGAAGGCCGGATCTGGATGAGTCCCTGTTTATGGACTGCCTACAGCGGGGGGAAGTAATCAAGAACGATAGGCAGATAAAAGAAAAGCACATCTACTGGGGCCTTGATAAAGAAAACCCCAGGGTAGAATTTGCATTAAGTTTGTGGTCAGGTGTTCAGCCTAATTTTATTAAGCAGGAGGGAGCATGAATACGTTCTTCACTATAGAGATTATCAGCGAAAAATGTATAAGCTGTGGTGTTGTTTTTGGGTTAGAGGCAGAGTATAAAAGAAATTTAAAGCAGTTTCACAATGAATACTACTGCCCTAACGGACATAAGCAGTACTATGCGGGAGAGAGCCACAAGGATAGAGCCGAGCGAATGGAAAAGCAAATGATTATAGAAAGAGCTGAAAAATGGAAGCAGGAAAGATTGAAGGGCGTAGCACAGAGAAAAATTAAATCCATGAAGAAGAGGTCTCATGCAGGTGTGTGTATCTGTTGTAATCGAACCTTTAAGAATCTTGCTAAACACATGAAAACAAAACATAAGGAGGGTTAATCATGGAATGGACAAAGGTAAAGTCAAGTAACGTCCTAGCAGTAAAATATCTGGGAGGAGATATAATCCAGGTAAAGTTTAAAGGAACACCCGAAAAGCCGGGGGGAGTGTATGAATATGAGAACGTACCCCAAGCAGTCTACGAGAAGTTTATAAAAGCAGAGAGCGTAGGGAAGTTCTTTAACAAGATAATCAGGGAAGGAAGAACAGGAAGAAAGCTACCCTCAGAGGAAGTAGAGAACGACGAAGGGTTAAAGGAACTTCTTAAGCCGGAGCCTCAAGCAGCGGGAGGCCGTATGCCTCAAGCTGTTGCTAAAATGACTGACCCATATAAAAAGGAGGAAGAGAAATGAAAGCACTAATTCTCATAATCATTGCAGTAAGTCTTACAGGTTGTGCTACATGCCCTAAGTCAGACTACATACAAGGGCAAGAACAGAGGACGAAGGATGCCTATTCTTTAGCTAAGGTAATGGAACTAACAACGATCCTAGAACATAGGCTTGAATGTCAGGAACAGCAAAAGAAAGTTGTAGTAGAGGGTCAGGAACTCAATAAACTAACCTGCTTGATTGCTGGGCACAGATGGGTAATAAGATCGTTAACAGATATTAAATGTGGTAGGTGTAAAATAACAATAGGTGAACTTAGCCACTGTGAACAATGAGTAACCTTAAAGCCTGCCCCTTCTGCGGAAGAAAGCTAGAGAGAGTAAGAAGCGGGGATGGGGTAGCCTACTGGCATCATTCAAGAATAGAAGAGAACTGCATCCTTGAAGGACTGGATGTTTATGATAACCAGCTAGAAGCATGGGAACAAAGGGACGCAGGGGAACATTACGATCTTAAGATAAAAGTAGAGAAGTTTATAAGGGCAGTAACGGCTAGACATCCAGACTATAAAATAGACTGGACAATAAACATGAGAAAACATTTCAGGAACTTAGAAGAGCATATAGGGGTGAAGAGATGAACGCAAAGACATTAGAACCAGTAACACTAGAAACGCTAAAGAAGAAAAAGGTAATGAGGAAGATGAACCGGGCAGAGCGTAGGAGAGCCGACAAGAAGAGGGGCAAGAAATGAAAATAGATAAGATAAAAAAGCAGGCATGGTGGAAGGCTTATAAAAGGTATGCTGAATGCCCCTCCTATACAAACGATGAATTAAAACTAACCCATGCACTAGTAGCGGAAGAAGTAAATGTATCCGAGGCAATGTTAGCTAGATCAATGTTTTTAGAAGGAATGAAGGAGGGGAATAAATGATACTGTATGCAATAGGATTTATCTGTGGAATGCTCTTCTTAGCTACCCTAGTTATAGGAGGCTCATTGTTTTCAGAAATGAGAGCCAAGAAGAAGCGGAAGAAGTTTATGAAGGATGTATATAAACCTGTAAAGCATTTTAACTGTAAGCATAAAGTGTCAGGAGGGAAACATGCACGGAAGAAGAGTAAAGATCGTAAGTGAGATTGAAGGTTTAGAAAAGGGTCTGTATCTAGTAGATAAGAAGACAGGTGAACCAATTTTTGAACAGCAAGGGGTTAAGATAGAATCCAATTACGGAGGAACCTTAGCTGTTACAGTAAGATTTGTAGGAATAGAAATAGACGCACATCTTAAGGGGTTTGGTCATGCCAACAAAAAGGAAAAAGAAGAAACCAATAACAACAAAGGCCCAGAAGAAGAAGGCGACAGAGAAGAAACAGAGGCAGAGATCAAAGCCCGTAAAGAAAAAGACGAAGAAACACCCCTCTAAGAAGAAAGCACCTAAGAAGAGAGGAAGAAAGCCTTATGTCTTTACAGCTAAGAGGCTTAAGCTAGTATCAGATATGGCGGGGCGGGGTCTTGTCATAGAGGAAATAGCCCATGTTCTAGGCATTAATCAGGATACGTTCTATAAGAAGAAGCTTTTGTATCCCGAAATAACCGAGGCTTATCAGCGTGGAAAGTCTAAGGGCAAGGATTCTGTAATGAATGCGCTGTTTGAGAACGCCACTAAATCAAAGAACGTTACAGCACAAGTCTTTTTAAGCAAGGCAAGATACGGAATGAAGGAAAGGGAAGAGGTCACTATCAATGTCACCAACGAGAACGAAACCGAAAAGAGGGATAAAATTCACAGCAAGCTGGCTATCCTCGCTTCCAGAGGCAAAAAGGGTAAAGATAATAAATGAGCTTACCCCTGAAGAATTAGATTTCCTTACACATGACTGGCCTTTCTGGGCAAGAGCAAAGCAGATGCTACCTAAGGGCATGTGGAAATGGTGGCTCATCCAGGCTGGTAGAGGCTGGGGGAAGATGTCAGATGTTCGGGACTTAGTTAAGATTCCCGGAGGATGGAAGAAGCTTGCTGATATCAAAGACAATGATTTTGTGTATTCACCAGACGGTAATCCCTACAGGGTCATAAAAGCTCATCCTATACAGTTAGTAAAAGAGGCTATAAGATTCACCTTTGATACAGGGGAAACGATAGTTTCTGATAAAGAGCATCTTTGGTATACGGTGTCAAAGCTTGAGGACAAGAGGATCAGGAGGGGAAAAGCTTTATCAGGTAGCATCAAGACGGCTGAATACATCCTGCAGACAATCAAATACGGCAACAGAGAAACAAACCACAGAATACCTATAGCAAACCCTATACAGAATCAGCATAGACACTTAGAGATAGAACCGTATGTCATGGGGCAATGGCTAGGGGATGGTAGTAGTTCATGTTCTGCTTTAACTACAGAAGATCCTGAAACACTGGATTACATAAGAGAAGCCGGGTATATGGTTAAGTTGTATAAAGGAACTACTAACACATACGGGATAAGTAATCATACGGAACCTACCAGAAATAAGAAAACTGGTAGGTATGAGAGCAACGGTTCTCTGCAATCAATACTCAAGAAGATAAAAGTATTTAAAAATAAGCATATACCAAAAGACTATCAGAACGCTTCTGTAGACCAAAGGCGTTACTTGCTGCAGGGTCTTATGGATAGTGACGGCTACTGTGAGAAGAACGGGTGGTGTGAATACTGCTCAATTAATAAGAGATTAGCTAATGATGTATTTGAGCTTGTATCAGGACTGGGCATAAAGGCAAGGATTTATACAGGTAGAGCTACGCTGAACGGGAAAGACTGTGGGATTAAATACAGGGTATTCTTTAAAACCAACAAGCCTGTATTCAGACTACCAAGGAAACTCAAGAGACAGGAGCAGGCCACTACCAAGCAGTTAAGTAGACACCAAAGCAGATTCATTGTTAAAGCTGAGTATGTGAGTAATGTTAAGCTACGGTGTCTTACTGTAGATTCACCAGATCATTTATTCTTGATTAAGAAGTCTTTGATAGCTACCCACAATACTAAGTGTGGAGCTGAAACGGTTAAGGAGTGGGTATATCAGGGGTATAAGCGGATAGCTTTAATAGGTGCTACCCTGGCTGATGTGACTCAGACAATGGTTACAGGCGAAACAACGGGAGAAGGAGAAGGACTCCAGAACATCTTCAGGGCAGAACACAGGCCTATTTTCCATCCATCCAGACGTATAATCAAATTCCATACAGGAGCAGTAGGAATCCTTTACTCAAGCGAAGAACCTGAGCGACTCAGAGGCCCGCAACATGAAAAAGCATGGGCAGATGAATTACGAGCTTGGAAGTACCCAGATGATAATTGGTCGAACCTTAACTTTGGACTAAGGCAAGGGGACAACCCTCAGGGGATCATTACCACCACACCTAGAAGATTCAAGCTGCTTAAGGAAATAGCCAAAGATCCTTTAACGCATATCACAAGGGGAAGCACTAAAGAGAATGAAGCTAACCTTTCCCCAGCCTTTATAAAATACATCTTCGATAAATACGGGGGAACAGAGCTAGGCCGTCAAGAGCTGGAAGCGGAACTGCTGGATGATGTTAAGGGCGCATTGTGGAACCAGCGCATGATAGATGAATGGAGGGTAAGGCAGGGGCCAGATAGATATAAGCTCATGGGTGTTTTTGTAGATCCTTCTGTATCAGCAGGGACAGCAGACGAAGCAGGAATTGTAGTAGGAGGGATGGGTTATGATAACCATAGATATGTTCTTGAAGATGCCAGCATACAGGGCCGGCCTAAGGAGTGGGCTTCCCAAGCTATAAAGATGTATTACAAGTATGAAGCAGATGCTATAGTAGCCGAGAAGAACAACGGGGGGCAGATGGTAGAGGATACTATTCTTGCCATAGACCCTAACGTAAATGTCATTCTGGTAAACGCCAGCAGATCAAAGAGGACTAGAGCAGAACCAATATCAGCACAGTATGAGCAGGGCAAGTGGCATCATGCAGGAGGTTTCGCAGAACTGGAAGACGAAATGACTACATGGGTTCCAAAGGAGGGAATGCCTTCACCTAATAGGATGGATGCTTTAGTGTGGGGCGGGTACTATTTCAATGATCCAAGTCTAACGAATGATATAACAGCAACGGTCTTGTAGCGTTATATCTTGAATAGCATTTTGTTTCGTGTTAGATTTGTTGAAACTCTGGAGGAATGATGTTTAAGGCTTTAGGTAATTTATTGCGTAAGTCATATATGTATCTTGCACAGACAGCTTTTAGTATGTTTGGATCAGGAAGGACAAGAGATTTTGAAAAGCTAATAAGAGAAGGCTACAGAATAAATCCGATAGTGTATGCTTGTGTAGATGCAATAGCCAAGGCTGCAGCTGGTATCCCTTACGATCTTTACAAAAAGATAGACTACAAAAAATATGAGCCTGTAGAGAATGCGCTGCTTAATGATCTCTTTGATATGCCAAATCCGGATCAAACTCATTCAGATTTTATAGACGGCTTCGCTAGAGATTACCTGACAGATGGTAACTCCATTACAAGGCTTGTAGGCAGGGATGAGTTAAACCCAGAGGTTAGAAGGAAACCGCTTACAGGTGATGTTCTAGCCATGTGGCCTATAAAGCCGGATAGCATAGAGCCTAAGTGTGGGCCGTTTGGGAATATAGTTAGATGGGAACCAAGGCAGGATAAAGAGAACTGGATACACCCCTCAAGAATAATTCATATTAAAACATGGAATCCATTAAGTAGAATCTGGGGCATGTCTCCTATGGAAGCTGCTGCTCAGACTATCGACACCATGAACGCAGGGCTAGGCTACATAAGAAACATCTTTGAGAATAACGGACAGCTTGCAGGATTGATATTAGCTCAAGGAACAATGCAGCCAGAGAGTGAAGCCCAGGCGAAGAACCAGATAAACAGCACCTTTAATAATTCCGCTAATGCTGGTAAGTGGAAGCTTATGACAGGCATCAAAGAAGCAGACGTAAAAGAGCTAGGGCTTAATCCAAGGGATCTTCAATACAAGGATGTTAGGATGGGTGATGCTATTATTATCTGTGCTGTCTATGGAGTACCGCCTGAGATAATCGGAATACCTGGATCAAAGACTTTCAATACATACGCAGAAGCAAGGAGGGCTTTCTATATGGAAACAGTCTTCACTATGCTAGACCGATACTATGAGAAGTTTACTGTTCGAGTAGCAAGGCCAGTAGAGAAGAAGATCTATTATGACTATGACCGGGATGAAGTAGAAGCCGTTCAGGAAGACAAGAATAAGAAAACAGAAGTTGCTTTAAAGGCTCAACAACAGGGAGTCATAACAGCAAACGAAGCAAGGCGGGTAGCAGGGGAGGAGCCTATTAAAGATCCTTTGTCAGATAAGCGCATGATCCCGCTTAATGTAATCTCAGTGGAAGACTATGACGTAGCGGAAGCCTTGCCTGATGTAGAAGATGATAGCTCAGAAGAAGACACTGAGGATGAGGTAGTGAAGCCTGAGCCTGAAGAGTGAGCGGGGAAGCTGTAACAATGCTTTCCCACCCTAAGACGGGGCCTCAGCAGTGGAAGCTGTTTGATAACCGCAGAAACAAATGGTATAAGTTTGCTCAAAGGATATTTAACAAGGTACTCCTGAAGAACTACGCTGATGTAATCAAGGCCTTAAAGAAGGACGGGGCTTTAGATGATTTGAACTATACGGTTACAGAAGCACTTAAGAAGGGTCTACCAGCTTGGGAGAAGGCCTATAAGAAGGTTTACCTGTCAGTAGGCTTAGACTTTGCCACGTTTATTAATGCAGGCTTTACAAAGAGCATAGGGGGCATTGAATCTAAAGGCACAGAATCAGACTGGAGAGCAGGGATTAAAGATTATTTACTTCTTGAAGGCGGTCAGAAGATAACCTTAGTAAACGAAACCACAAGAAAAGCTATGATGAAGAGCCTGGGAATAGTAGTGGCAGACGGTGGCGGGGCAGATGAAATGGCTACTAGGCTTGCTACAGACTCCCAAATAAGCCAGATGAGAGCTTTAAAGATTTCAAGAACTGAAGTAATCAACGCATCTAATTTAGGTTCCTTCACAGCTGCTGAAACTGTAGGCATTCCCCTTAATAAAAAATGGTTAGCTACTTCAGGCAACAGGACAAGGCCTACCCATGTGGCAGCAAACGGACAGACGGTTAAGATGCAGGCTTTCTTCAGCGTAGGAGGGAGCAAGCTTAAGTTCCCAGGGGATACCAGCCAGGGAGCAAAGGCAAAGGAAGTAATAAACTGTAGATGCACCCAGACTTACGAGCCTATCCTGGATGAAGGGATGTTATAGTTATTGACAGGTTTTAAACATTAGACTAGTATTTACATGCACGGAGGATAGCCAAAGGCTACCCGATGGATAAGAAGCAGTACAGAGCATATAAATTTTCGGTTAAGAGTCTATCTGAAATAAAAGAGGTAGACGGAATCAAGGTAGCTACGGCAACGGGCTACCTTTCTGTGTTTGGAAATGTAGACGCCTATGGTGATGTAGTCCGTATGGGAGCATTTACCAAGACCATAAGCGAGAACGATCATTTTACCCTTCTAGCAGATCACACGCCTTCAATTCCTATTGGTAAATTCACAGCTAAAGAAGATAGCTACGGCCTCTTAATTAATATGGAAATTAACATGGAGGTTGAAGCAGCCAGGGATAAATATTTCTTGTTAAAACAGAAAGCTATTAAAGGTCTGTCTATTGGCTTCCAAACAATGAAAGAAGAGTTTGAAGGGGACATTAGATACCTTACAGAGATCAAACTTTGGGAAGGTAGCGTGGTTACATTCCCAGCTAATGATTTATCATTAGTAACAGACGTTAGAAGTATGAGTGATGCAACAGCAATGATGAAATTCAAATTAACCCAGGTTACAGAGGCTATGAAGGATCTGGAAGCGGGGGTAGGTGTTAAGTGCGGTGGAGAAGGAAAAGAAAGCGTAGATATTGTTAAGACTATTGATGAGGTAGTAACTGGATTAATGTCACTGCGAGATATCGCAGCCGACACCACAGAGGAAGAGCCGGGTAAGTAAACTCAATTTAAGGAGTATGTTATGCCAGAGATTAAAGAAGTAATGGATGAACTTTTGAAGCTTCGTAATGAGTCAAAAGAGAAACAGACTAAGCTTGACGAAGCCTTGGAAGCCAGTAACACCAAGGCCGGGGAACTGTCTGCTGAAATGAAAAAGATGCAGGAAGATAATGCATCGAAGCAGAAACAGATGGATGAAATGATGAAGACCATCACGAATCCTAATAGCGGTTTACCTGGAATGGATGATAAAGATGTAAAGGGAAAGCTCATTGCTAAAGAAGCTTTTGATCTTTATGTGCGTGACCGGGGCGAGGAAATGAGCGCAGAGCATAAAGCCCTGATCATGTCTGACGGTAACAGCGGTGGAGCACTTGTACCAAACGAGCAGTCAAGCCGTATCATAGAGATGGTAACGGAGATCAGCCCGGTTAGACAGCTGGCTTTCATCATGCAGACTTCTAAAGCTGCTCTTGAAATCCCGAAAGAAACAGGCCTGCTTTCTGCTGCTTGGGCTGGTGAACAGACTACAAGAACAGAAGATACAGGAACCAAGTTTAATAAAGAGCTTGTCCCAGTTCATACCAATACGGTATTAGTTAAAGCCTCAAGGGATATGCTGTCAGATTCAGAGCTTAACATTGAAGCCTATTTTGATAAGAAGGTAGGTATCAGAATGGGTTACTCTGAAGGTACAGCCTTTATTAGTGGTAACGGTGTTACCCGGCCTGAAGGTTTGCTGAGTAACTCTTCTGTAGATGGTACGCAGTCCACCACTGCAGCGAGTGAAGGTTTTGTTCCTAATGATCTTATTGATCTGGAAGCAAGCTTGATCAGTACCTATGGAGTACGTGCAGTCTACCTTATGGCAAGAGCTACCGTAGGCTATATCCGTAAGTTCCAGGATGATGTAGGAAGGGGCTTGAACCTTGTAGAACGGGATGCCTTTAAACAGCTTGAGCAGGGAACAAGAGCATTATTGCTTAACGGTTATCCTCTGTTTGAAGCCCCGGATGTTCCGGGCTTGGGTTCAGCTGCTAAGGTTGCCATTTATGGCGATATTGCAGAGGCCTACACTATTGTAGACCGTCTGGGTATGATCGTTATAAGAGATCCGTTCTCCTCAAAGACTACGGGCCTTGTAGAGTACCTGTTTGAACGTAGATTAGGTGGTCAGGTAGTGCAGCCTGATGCAGTGAAATACTTGCAGACCGTAGCGTAATCAATACCCTCCCCTTAAGTGGGGAGGGATTTTAACTCATTTTAGGAGTACATCATGTTTCTTAGAGATATAAACGCTGCTTGTAAGGCCGTTACAAGCATCAAGGCTGCAAGCATTACCGCCACTGAAACTGGCGAAATAGTAGATATGTTAGGTGCTTCAAGTGTCATGGTCATAGTGCCAGTAGGTGCAGTAGCTACTGCTGACGCAAGTCATTACTTCACCTTTACTTTTGTAACCGGAACAGATGCAGCTCTTGGTGATGCAGCAGCTATCGCATCTGGTTCTTATATGGGCGCAAAGGATGAAGACCTGAACACCTGGGATCGTATAATCAATTCCACAGCTGAAGCAGATACTTGCTACTCCTTTGGAGTTAACATTGATAAGGTCGGCGAAAGATGGGGACGGGTACTGGCAACAGAAACCGGAACTGCTGAAGCTATCTTTGGAGCTATTGTAGTTCTTTGTTATAACAGACATCAGCCTACATCTGAATAATAGGGTAGGTTAAAACTTAGCCCACTGATGCTGATTGTGTCAGTGGGCTTTTTTTCTAGGGAGTATATCATGTCGAGACAGATACCAGGGACAAAGACACCAGCGAGGATTCACGAAGTAATTCAGGTAAAGTCTAAAGAAACATTTACTTTTTTTCTTAGAGGTATAGACCCTATACACTTTAAAAAGGGTGAACTTCACCCTAAAGAGTTCTTGCTTAGTGAAGTTAAACAGATCATAGAGAATGGAAGAGTAGTGCCTGAGAGCCACAGGAAAGCATCAGGGACGGTTCCTGTAGACCATGAACCAAAGAACTACACAGAAGCAGGTCTTAAAGGCATGAAGCTTCCAGCCTTGAAGGATATAGCCCGGAAAGCGGGGGTAGCCTTTGATGATAAAGTTAAGAAGGATGATTTAGCAGACGCTATCCTTAAAGGATTTAAGCCTGTAGTTAAACAGTATCCAGAAGTAGAACTTAAAGCCATGAGCTTTGATGCTCTTAAAGCAATAATTGAGGGCATGGGTTATGATGTAGATAAGGATGATACTGTAGAAACGTTAGTAGAAGTTATCCTTGAAGAACAGAAAAACCCAAATGAAGAATAAAGCACCAGAGAATAAGGCATTAGGGGCAGCCCCTGAGAACCGGAGGAAGCATGTTAAGCGAGCAGAGCATACCAGATTATCTAAACAAACAGAGAGCGCAGGGGAACAACGAAAGCAGAATGCCTATCCCCAGAGTTCAGGTAACAGAAGCTGCAGCAGGAAGGGCAGTTGATTTAGATGATTTAAAGCTAACCATGCGGATAGACGGTAACGATGAGAACACAGCCCTTAATGCCCTTCTGGAAGCTTGTGAGCAGAAGGTAGAAGGCTGGTGTGGAAGGAAGTTAGTTAATCAGAGCTTAACTGTCTGGTATGACTACCCGCCACTAGGCCCTATATTAGAACTGCCTTATTCTCCGGCTTCTGCTGTGGGGATCGTTTCAACCTATGCAGAAGATGATACAGAAACAACCTTCAGCTCAGACTCCTATATAACAGACTTAATAGGGAATCCTCCTAGACTTATATTGAGGGATGGTTACTCATGGCCTACTTCTCTAAGGGCTGCAAATGCGCTTACAGTGGCCTATACAGCGGGTTACGGGGATACTTATGAAGAAGTACCAGCGGGGATAAGAGAAGCCCTTAAACTGCTTGTAATCCACTTTTACGAGGGGAAGGACAGGCAGAAGGATATGAAGAGATTTATGAGCATAGAGGATGCACCTAACGGGGTAGCTTCTTTGCTGAGTCCTCACATCTTAACTAGGTTTGAATAATGAGCTTACATCAAATGCGTACCAGAGTTACGATAATGGAGAAGTCAGAGATTAAAGACGCAGCCGGGGGAACCGCTAACAGGTGGGGAACCTACGGGGTTAGATGGGCTTATGTAAAGTCTTTAAGCGGGTCTGAAATATTCGAGGGGGGAATCAATGCCTCAAAGGGATCTTTCAAACTAGAACTAAGATATGACCCAAAGATAACATCTAAGATGGGGGTAGTAGTCCCTAGAGATTATCAAGATGTGAAAATGACTATAACGGCTCCACCTGAAAACCAAGGGGAAACAAACACTAGCTGTGAAGCTTTAAAGGATGGTCAGGAGTTCCAGTAATGGCAAACAGAGTCAAAGTTTCAGTTGATACTACCCAGGCTAAAGCAGCCCTAAGGAATATGAATGATAAGTCTAGGCTTGAAGTTTCAGCAGAGATAGCAAGAACAGCTATAGCTATAGAATCAGATGCTAAAAATAACGCTCCAGTAGATAACGAGATTTTAAGATCCTCTATAGTGCAGCTTCCTGTAATCGGAGAACTAGCAAGGGAAGTAATTGTAGGGGCAGAGTATGGAGCTTATGTAGAACTAGGAACAGGGCCAGCAGTAGGAAGAGCACCTTATATGCCCCCCTCTAGTGCCTTAGAGGGATGGGCTAAACGTCATGGAATGGAAGGGAAAGAGTTTATAATAGCAAGGGCT